GGAAATGGTAAACATACAATCAAATATCCACCGATATCAGTAAACGTAGAAAGTTTATCTGCTATTGGTAGCACAACTATCATCAAACCTGAGCTCGATGCTAAAGTTTTGGGAAGTATTGAAAGTGTTTACCTAGAAGAAGGTGGAATTGGATATGGTTGTACTAATATCATGGATTTCCATAGAAGACCTGATGTTGGTATATCTACCGTAGTCTTTAACGCTCTTTTGAAACCAATTATCATTGGTGGATCGATTGTGGACGTTCAAATACTCGCTTCTGGTAAAGGATACCGTGAAGACTCTGATATTCTCATCTTTAGTCCTACTGGTAGTTTTGCAGACATCAAACCCATTGTTTCTGGCGGTAAAATCACTGGTGTAAGTATTCTTGACGGTGGTATTGGTTACGGTACAAGTGATACAACCCTAGATCTCCAAAACAGAGGTAAAAGTGCTAAATTCATAGCGGATGTAAAAGAATGGAAGATAAACCAAGTTCAGAAGAACGATGCTATCATCAATGACGAAGATTCGCTACTTACTAAACCAAGTACGAACCCTGCTTTCCAATTACAGACAATTGGCATCTTCCCTCCACAAAAACTTAGATTCCAACTTGGAGACAACATTGATTCTGGTAATTTAGAGACACCAAACGCTTTTCACTCACCTATACTTGGATTTGCTTATGATGGTAATCCGATTTACGGTCCTTATGGTTATCAGACTCCAACAGGAGGAGCAATACAAAGATTGCAGTCAGGATACATTCTTGATACCACTCTTAGATCGGGTCTGAGACCACCTGGCTTTGCTTTTGGGTATTTCGTCAATGATTACGTTTTCGACAACTCAGGCGACTTAGACGTGCATGGTGGACGCTATTGTGTGACTCCACAGTATCCAGATGGTGTATATGCTTACTTCTATAGTGTAGATGTTGATTCTAGTGGTGTTGCTAAACCTAAATTCCCATATTTGCTTGGTGGATCATTTAAAGACACTCCTATTGAAGAAAACTTCGTAACTTTCTTCAACCAAGACGTAGATATTGCAGCTAGAGATCTTACAAGGAATGTAGCTCCATATTATCTCTCATATGGTAATTCTGATTATGAATTGATTGATGATGTCGAAGATTCGTTAAAACAGGAATTTGAAGTTCGCAAAACTAAGAGTTCTGGTATTTCTTCCGTAACTATCTTCTCTAAGGGTGATGGTTACAAAGTAGATGATGTCTTACAGCTAGATAATGCTGGTACTGATGGTGGCGGGGCGAATATCGTAGTTGGGTCTATCTTAGGTAAACCCATCTCTACGGTGCAGATTGGAGTGTCTACATTTGTTGATACTGAACTTGCAAAAGACAAAAACAAGATCACAGGTATAACTAGCACTCCACATGGAGTTACAGACGGAGAAACATTAATATTCAGCGGTATTAGTACTTCAGACTTTACTGAATTCAATGGTCCTAGAAAAGTTAGTGTTATTAACAGATCAGTAGGACTTTCACAATTTTTAAACAACAAAACAATCACAGGTGTCAATACATCAATATTTGTAACTGATGTTGAAGGATTTTCTTCTGGTGATATTATTGGAATCGGTACAGAGTCATTAACCATCACAGCTGTTGATTCTCAGTTCAACAGACTATTTGTAAACAGGGAAGACTTTGTTGGAGCTGCATTTACTCATGTGGCTGGAATAAACAATGTTATTCTAAAACCAACTAAGTTCTCATTCCCCATTGGGCAGTCAACTGTTACAAGATACACTTTTGAGAACGGAACTACTTATTTCAATCCACAACAGACAGTTGGGGTTGGATCTACTGGTACACACTATACGATACCTCTTACTGGATTGAGTACAGTACAAACTGTTGAAAATAGATTCGTTCCACAACAAAGAATCTATATCAAGGATCATAGTTTCTTTACTGGACAAAAACTAACCTACAACATGGGTATTGGTGGAACCTCTCTTGTTTGGGCTAAAGTATCTGCTGGTGCAACATCTGGTCTTGGTACACAGACTCTTCTTAATTATGGTGATGTATATGCCATTAACTTTGAACCAGATTACATTGGATTGTCTACTACTGGTATTCCTACTACAGGAGATGCAATATGGTTCTTTGATGTAGCTTCTAACTCTGGTTTTGCACATTCATTCACAACTAATTACCCTAAAGTAACATCTAAGGTAGAAAGATTCTTTGGTGAAGTAGGAGTTAGTTCTGATCATGGATTACTTACTGGTGATATAATCACTTTAGATGCACTACCACAATCTAGCGAAACAATTGAAATAAGATACGACCCAGTTATTGCCAAAATTACAACTGGCAAAATAGGATTTGCAATATCAGCTTTTTCATCAGACTTGAGTGAGATTACATTATTGGATGATTCCTTACAGAGTGGTGATAAGGTGGTATTCTACAATGGTGGAAATACTATCAATGGTTTAGTTAATAATGAGTCATACTTTGTTCTTAGAGAGAATACTGATGCGATTAAGCTTTGTAAGTATAAGTCTGATGTAGTTGATTCCAATCCAGTATCAATATCAACTGTAACTGAGGCATCTGCTAATAATCTAAGTTATCTTGCTAAAATTAATCCTCCTTTAGAATTTACTACTGGTAATGATGTTATATTTGACGTATCTGATCAAAGTCTTCAAGACATGAAACTTGATTTCTATGAAGATCTTAACTTCAGAGAAAGACTTGACGTAAATGGCACTAATGAAACCTCATTTAATATTCTTAGAGACGGTGTATCTGGAACAACTGATGCTAAAATAACTATCAAAACAAGTACAGAATGGCCTTCTAAAACATTTTATGACTTAACTCCTGTTGTTCCTTCCGATTCAAGAAAGACATTTGTATCTTCTGACACTGAGGTGACTGGTAGAAATAATATTACATTCAAAAATGTAGTTTTAAAAACTGATCATGAGATTATCAGAACAGATGACAAAAACTTCACTTTCAACTTAAAAGAAAAACCACTTGCACCGCAAAGACTTATTTCAAGAGTTGGTGTAAGCACAATCACATATAGCACTGCATCTAAAAATGCAAGAGGCCCTATCAACTCTACTAAGATTAACTTCCCAGGCAAAGGATATACAGTCTTACCTAGAGTCATTGGATTTGCAAGCACACAGGGTAAAGATGGCATTGTAAAAGTCTCTTCACCTGATATTGGTCAAATTGACACCTTAGAAAGAATCAAAGATGGATTTGATTATCCTACTGATCCTACACTACTACCATTCTTATCTGTCCCTGCAATCGTTGATATCAGTGGTATTGCGAGAATGGATAGAATTGATGTTGTAGACGGAGGAACAAGATATAATCAGCCTCCTACACTTGCAGTTCGTGGTAATAATAATGTAGAGATTAGAGCAACTATATCTGGTGGATCTGTAGATAAAGTTGATATTATCAAAAATGCTTTTGAATTTAGTGAACCACTTAGTATCATTACAACTAATAACTCCAATGGTTATGATATTGACGCTATTAGTCATAGTGGTACAGATGTCACAGTTGAACTTCTTTTAGATGCACAGTTTAACATCCCAGTCAAGACAGGATATTCATCCACAGAAACTAAATTACCATTTGCTATTGGTGATCAAGTATTCATTGAAAACTGTAGGATCAAACCAGCTTCTAGAGAATTGGGACAATCTAACTTCAACTCATCTGGGTATGACTTCTCATTCTTTACAGTTACAGGTATAAACACTGTAAATGCGACTATCACATACAGTATGGCAGGTGCTCCAGGCATTTCTACTGTAACATTAGGAACTTACGATGATGACTTTACTTTAGGTTCTATTGTTAATTACAATGACATGGCGAAGTTCAGTATGTCAATTATTGACGACGCTAAGTTCTTATCTGGTGAAAAAGTAACATCTGCAAGATTTGAAGGATTTGTTTCTGAAAATGGATGGAATGGTAAGATCAGTCAACTTAGATTGAGAGATACAATCGGAAATCTCAGGCCTGGTGATAAACTCTTTGGTCAGGTATCTCAACTACTAGGTAACGTAAGAGATGTAAACAAGTTTAGCGTTAGGACTACTCTTGGATCTACAAGAGATAAAGTCTCTAAGAATGATATGAACGTTGGTATTCTTAATGATTTCAGTCAGAGAATATCAGATAACTTCTACTTCCAAAAGTTCTCATACTCAATCAAGAGTAGATTGCCATATTCTACATGGAAAGAACCTGTAAGATCTATTGTTCATCCATCTGGATTCTTAGAGTTCTCTGATTTAATTATAGAAAGTGACTCTAGGAAAGACGCAATAACTCATAGTTTAGTTAATGTTGGTGTTGCAAAATCCACCAATATGAAAGTTAAGGCTGTGGATACTAAAGTTGATCTGATCATTAACATTGATAATGAAATGTATATGGGTAAGAGAGATAACTTTGCCATGGTCACAGAAGATGATGCACTAGAAGATGGATCTGTACAAAGAATATTCTTCCCAGAAGGTAGACCAATCAAGAGCTTTATCATGAATAAGACCAACAAAGTCTTGAACCTAGATGATATTGCTGACGGTTTCAATGGTGCTCATGATAGAACAGGAACACTAGTTGGTAGTAAACAATTCAAACTATCTGTACAGAACTCTCCTGTATTCAAGGCGGTATACAATGCTGGTGCTGGAGCTCCTGTCAACGTTGATCTTGGAAATAATCTTCTTGATATTCCTAGACATAACTTCCAAACAGGACAGGAGGTTATTTTACAAACCTTTGGTGGCACTAAGATTGGTATTGCAACTACATCACATACTACAGGAACAAAAGATATTGTCATGGCTGCTAAGGCATCTGGTGTTGGTGGTAGTGCAATGTTTGAAAATGGTTACAATGTTCAGATTCCAGGCCCTGTAACAGGAACAGCTGTAACAGAAAATCCTCCAGGCGTTGTGTTTAGAATATATGGATTTGGAACTGTTGAAGGTGGTGTGCCTGGCATATCAACCAGAGGTAGTGGTGCTACATTCCAAGTTAAGTTTGATTTTGATCAAACTACTGGTCAATGTATATCTACCGCAGTTACTCTAACTAATGGTGGATCTGGATACTTTGTTACTGACAATGTAAGTATTGCTGGAACACATTTAGGTGGTGCAACTCCAGCAAACGATCTTACATTCCCTGTTACCAAAACAACAGGAACTAGAACTGGTATTACAACCATGTATTCTAACGTTCCTTCTACTACTGATGGATCTGGATCTGGTGCTGTATTCAATATCACTAGAGATGGTAATTTGGATATCACCGATGTACAGGTTGTAAGTGGAGGAACTGGATATGCTTCCACCAATGTTATTTCTATTGCTGGTACATATGTTGGTGGTACAACACCTACAGATAACATTTTCCTAAGTCCTGTGGAATTAGGAACAAATGTCATGCCTGACCGTTTGTTCATAACAAAAGTCGATGATGTTAAATTTAGAATTTCTGGTTTATCAACTGCACTTCCTTTCACATTTACTGGTTTAGGAACTGGATTCCATACACTCAAGGTTGCAGAACCCAACAAACAAGCCTTGATTATGATTGATAATATTATTCAAACTCCTCTCAAGAATAAGAGACTAGGAGTTACTGTGGCTGATGCTGTTGGTACACTAGATCAAGGTGTAACAATATCTGCTGGTATTGGATCTTTGAGTAAGGGCGATATCATCAAAATGGATGACGAGTTTCTTACAGTGAAGAAAATAGGTGGTTCTACATTTTCACAGGCAAAGTTTGCTATTGCAAACAGCACAGTAGCTACTGATTTTTACTACGACACCAAGAGAGTTAACTCATCTGTGACTAAAATGAGTACAACATTTGCAACTATGGATGATAACCCTCCATATTAACTATAAATAAAAAGAAAACGTTTTTTAAGTAATGTCTAAACAAGGGATTAGTACTGGCACGCAACCCAACGATGGAACGGGCGATACTTTATTGGCAGCGACTATTAAGATTAATAATAACTTCAACGAGATATATGATGTTTTTGGAGATAGTGCAAACCTTGTAAGTTTTGTTTCTTTCGCTAGCACTGCTGGATATTCTACCAATTGTGGTATTGCATCCACATCTGGTTTTGCTGGTATGGCAAAGAGTGTTGCAGATGATATTGATATTAACACAACTGGTGTTGTAACAACGACTTATGGTGATATAGGAAAGGTTACAATTCAACAGCCTGGTGCGATTGCAGAAGGTCCTATTGAGGTTGGAACTGCAACAACAATGTTCCGAATCAAAGCTGATGGTATGGTCGGCATTGGAACATCATTACCTACTTCACAACTAGAGGTTGCGTCATTCTCAAATGAAAAACCAACCATCTGGGCAGTTGCTAAAGGTGCTGGATATGGATTACGAGTATCAGATGAGGCAATAAGTGATAACAAATCTTTTGTAGTTACTAACGAGGCATATACTGGTATAGGTTCTACTGCTCCAAAATGTAGATTAGATATTGGTGGAGATATACAAGTAAGTGGTGCAAGTACCCTGATGGATCAGGTGAACTTCAACTCTGACATCACAGAAAAAGTTGTAGGAAACTTTAGTGATACTCTAACTGTAAGTGCAGGCGGTACAATCACTGTAGATGTTTCGCAAGGTTCTGTTGTATTAGGTGGATTATCAACATCTGTTACTACATGGGACTTTACGAATGTAAGTGGTCAAAATAGTAAGGCAACAACAGCAACACTTATCATCAATGCTGGAATTGGATATACTTATGGTGACAACTGTAAAGTAAATGGTTCAGTAATTGCAAACGGTATCAAATGGGTTGGAGGCAATCCTCCGCCTGCCACGAACAATGATGATATACTAACGTTTAGTATAGTTCGCGATAGCACTGGAGTTACCAGAGTTTATTGCAGTAGTTCTATTAACATCATATAGAGGAATAAATGTCAACAAGAGTTACGCCAGGAGAAGGAGCTCTACTTAGACCAACATTTAACTCAGTATATGGTGTTTCCGATATTGAGGTTTTATCTGGTGGAGCTGGGTATGCACAAACAGATCCTCCAAAAATAATTATTGAGGGTACAACAACCCCTCTAACAGAGGGTGTGTTCTATCCTATCGTTAGTGGCGTAGGAACAATATCAGAAATCATTGTATTCAAAACTGGTGCAGGGTATTATCCTGTATTCAGTACATCTACTAGCTCACAGGTTGTTGTAGAGAGAGGTGCATTTGGATCTATAGCAACTACTCACATAGTTGGTGCTGGGTACTCTGTATTTTCTGGTGATTATAATATTGTTGAAGATAATATATTTTTTACAGATGCACCATACGGTAAAGCAGGCCCTATTGGATTACAAACTAGTTCTTCTTTTGCTGGTAGATTATTCTCTAGAAAATTAGATCCATTTGATCCAGAAGATAATAATGTAATTCTTGATGATATATCTCTAGACTTTACAGGTGTTGCAGGCACACAGTTTGATCTATCAGAAAACTTAGGTGTCGTAACTGCTCTATACAACAGTGTGAATAGAGGAGTAGACATTAATAATAATCCATTCATACTAATCAATAATGTTGTTCAAACGCCTGGTTTAGACTTTGAAATTATTGATAGTACAGATAATAAACTTAACTTCTTAAGTGGAGTTCCTAGAGCTGGAAGAATTAATAAAGTTGGATTACAAACAGGTGCTGGATATTACTTACCAATCAAAGCTGCCGCAAGAGTAGGTGTTGGAACAACTGGTAGTCTTGAATTTATACAACTAGAAGGAAAGGGACAAGGATATAGAGCAATACCCGAAATTAGTGTAAGATCCTCTCAGGGATACGGTGCAAGTATCGGTGCAGTTTTAGGAACATCAGCTGGTAGTGCAGTCGCAATTTCTACAGCAGACTACAACCACATTGCTGGTGTTTGTACATTTACTGCCAACTCTCATGGATTTGTACAGGATGATAGAATTAGAATTACAGGTGCTGGATTTACCTTCTCTCCTGTATCTGTTGCCAGAACTATTACCTCATTCGGATATGATTATGTAACTGGTATCACAACTGTTGGAGTAGCGACTGGACATTACATTGGAACTTCAAGAAATCAAAGTAGAAATCTACTAATAAAAGAAATACAAGTAACAGAGGGTATATCAACATACACCTTTAGAGAAGACGCATATCCTATTGTAAAAATTGTAGACGCTAGTAATGTAATTATAGATTGTGGTGTCGGTACGCAACCTATAACCTATGTTAGCGGGGGAAAGGTTCAAGCAGGCGTTGACACCGCAATCATGGACGGTAGAAACGTTACTGGTTTTGATGTACTGAGTGGTCATACTGCAAATACATTTAGATGTTTTATTGGTATATCATCTTTTGCACATGAGTTTGTTGGTGGGGGAGTTGTAAACAGAGCAGAAGCTGGTATCATAACCAACTTTAGTATCGTAGAGGGTGGAACTGGTTTCTATGCACCAAGAACTATATCATACATTGATCAGACCCCTGCAAATGGCATAACAACCATCAGTGCATATGGTTATACTGATGAGGTTGTAAAAACTATATCTGAAGTAGATTACGAACCTTTATCTGGTGTTGCAACTATTACTTCATCATCTGCTCATGGATTAACAACAGCAAATGTAGTTAAGTTAGCTGGTATTCAATTTGATACAGGTATTGGTAATATTACATTCCCATCTGATGCACAAAAATACTTTGGTGTCACTGGTATCCTAAGTGCAAAAAACTTTACTGTGAATATCGGTATGGCAGTGACCACAACTGGTATTCATACTGCGTCTGCTGGTGTTGGTTCATTCACAACTTATAGTGGCCACGGACTAGAGACTGATGATTTTGTTAATGTAACTGGTATTGCAGTCACATTTACAAGTGCTCCTGCCGTTCAAGTTGGTCATGTTGAATATGATGAGACATCTGGTATTGCAACTATTACCACAAGAAAAGATCACAACCTTACAGAAGATGATTGTGTGATACTTTCTGGTATTGCCTTTACTTGTGATTATGACCCTGCATTAGGAGTTTCTAGTGCGTTATATGATAATGTAACTGGAGTTCTAACTGTAACCACTGCCGCACCTCACGGGTACAAGGTAGGTAAAGATGTTATATTATCTGGTCTTGCATTTACATGTGCTTTAGACGGTGGTGCATATCAACACTACTATCCAAGAAGTAGATCAACTGCATACGACACTTCTATTCCAATTACAGGGTACGCTGGAACAGCACTTGCAATGGATGTTGGTATATCTCGTGTCAAGAATCAATATGTTCATAGATTTGAAGAGGCAGTTAACGGAGCAATCATATATGGTGGTGATTATGACCATACTTTTGTTCGTGCAGAAGAAGGTGCGTTACTAACTGGAGGACCTTTTGTACATTCATTTGTTAGTGCCACTGCAACATCTACTTTTGCAGGCGGTGCCTATGCACACACTTATGTAAGTTCAAATGAAAAGACTATCAAGGTAGGTGGAGATTATGCACACATTTTTGTCCCTGCAAAAACCATACCTGATTCAATCAGTATAGTCGGAGGCGGAACCACCACCCCTACAGGTGCCGACTATACTCCTAGTACTGGTTCATTAGTTCTAACAGTTAATAATCATGGATTATCAGGCCCAAGTCAACACTCAATAACAACTGCCAATTACAACCCTCTTGTTGGTATTATGACTGTGACTATCCCTAGTCATGGTTTCTCAAATGGCGATCAGGTTAGAATTGCAGATGAATCTATAGGTTGGAAGTGTTCACTAGACCAATTTACATCAACCAAATATTATCCAAGATCTACAGATCCAATCAGTGATAGTTGGATACCCATCTCAAATAAGACAACAGACACTTTTGAGGTATTTGCTGGTATTACTACTAGATTGGATTACACAGTGTCTGGGGCGGACTACACACCCTCTGTAGGTGTGATGACAATGAGTATTGGAACTCATGACCTTACAGTTGGACAAAGTATTAAGTTTAGAGATAGTTCATTAGGATTTACATGTACTGCTGACCAAAATACTGCAATCAAGTACTATCCAAGAGCAAAAGATCCAACTTACAACACTGCCGTTCCAATCACAGGTGCAGCTGGAACAACAATTACAGTCAACGTTGGTATCTCAACTATTGTAACTTACAATATCAGGTTTGCTGACTACACTCCAGCATCAGGTATCATGACTGTTTCTCTTGATAGACTACACACTTTCCAAGTTGGTGAATCTATTAAGTTTAAGGCTGGATCTGTTGCTTTCAAATGTGAACAAGATGGATTCCAAAGTAATCATTTCTATCCAAGACCTAGTGACCCATACTACGATAAACCAGTAGAGATCGTAGGTGCTGCTGGTACTATGTTTACTTGTAATGTGGGAGCTACTGCTGGAGCTAACACTTATGTGTTCTTACCTAACCAAGGTGTTGCCGTAGATGGTGTTATCTCTGGTGGTGATTATCCCTATACATTATCTGGTGTTGGAACTGATGCAGTTATTACTGGTGGTGGAGACTACACTCCTTATGTCTTTGTCAACGCAACAACTGGTGGTCTAGAGAGACCATCAACAAGAATACAGATAGCAGAAGGTGCATTGACATTCAAATGTGCTAAAGATAACTATGCAACTGAACATGCTTATCCTCGTAAAACCGACCCAGCATATAATACAAATCTAGGAATTATTTCTGCTACAACCAACACCTTTGAAGTTAGAGTTGGTGTTTCTACAATAGAGGAACGTTCTATATCGACATCTACATACGACCCTGCTACAGGTTCATTTGTAATGAATGTTGGTGTTGGACACTCATACATCAATGAGTCAGCTCATACGATTTCGACGGCAACGTATAATGCTAGTACTGGTGTACTAGAACCAACCATTGCAAATCATGGTTTCGTTGCTGGTGAATATGTCAAGTTTGACTTAGAATCAATTACATTCAAATGCGATAAAGATGGATACACTGCTGATAAGGCATATCCAAGATACTCTGATCCGTATTTGAATCAGTGGTTGCCAATTTATAATGTTGGTGTTAACACTTTCTCTGTATTTGTTGGTGTATCTACTGTCGTAAACACACATTGGTTCCAAAGTGCAACCACTGGTGGTCTTAAAAAAGCAAGAGATACTGTTGGTATCAATACTGCGTCAATAATATTCACATGTGCTAGAGATAATTATGCAACAGAACATGCCTATCCTCGTCCTGATGATCCTATAGGGGGTAACGTATCTGTTGGTATTGGTTCTACATCTGCTGATACTATAACAATCAATGTTGGTGTATCAACCATAGTCAACTACGGTATTACCACTGCAGCCTACACTGCAAGCACAGGTATCATGACTGTGTTCTCTAATGTTCATGGTTTCAATGGTGCTATAGATGATCAGGTAGTAACCTTTGCAACTTATGATGCTGGTAGTGGTATCATGACAGTTACCTCTGCTAATCATGGATTAGTAACTGGTAACAGAGTGTCATTCAAGAGAGATTCCATCAGGTTTAGATGTATGATGGATCAAAGGAAGACTATTAAGAGTTACCCAAGAAGAAAAGATCCATCAGATCAGAAGTGGTTATCAGTCACAACTGTTGACTTAGATAAGTTTACTGTTAATGTGGGAACATCTCCTCTTGTTTACCACAGTCCTACAAGCGGATCATATGATCCTTTCACTGGACTGATGACTGTAGATATTGGATCACATTCATTACAAAAAGGAACATCGGTAAAACTCAAAACAAGAGGATTCAAATTTACATGTGCTTTAGATAATCATGCGACAAATCACTTCTATCCAAGGGCAAGTGGTATATCTGGCCCAGACCCTGCTTACAATACTGCTGTTAAAATTACTGCTACAACAGACACTACAATTACTCTGGACGTAGGTAAGTCATCCAACCAAACAGAACATATTTTTGTTTCTGCAAATGCTAACTCTGTTATCAGTGGTGGTAACTACAAACATACATTCGAGAACGCAGATCTAGATGCAATGTTAGTTGCAAGAGATACTGTTGGACTTGCAACAAATTCATATACATGGAGATGTTCTCAGGACAACTATGCTACTGATCATTACTATCCAAGAACTACTGACCCAATACACAATGTAGAAGTAGGTATCGTTACCACAACAATAGACACATTTACAATCAATGTGGGTATCACATCTAGAGTTAAGTTTAATGTCACTAGCTCCACATATGATGCAAACAGTGGAGTTGCAACATTTACTACTGATTCATCTCACGGTCTATCAACTGCAACTGCTGTAGGTTTAGTAACAAATGGATTTGTGTACACATGTGACATGGATCAGAACGCTACTGAACACGCATATCCTAGAACTACAGACCCTGCACATAACACTGCCTTATATCCAATTTCAGTAACTTCTAACAACATAGCTTTGAATGTTGGTGTTTCTACAAGAGTAGAATATAATATCAATCATGCAGATTATAATGAGTCTATTGGTATCATGACTGCCTTCCTACCAGCAGTTCATGGAATCACGACTGCAGCTGGTGTTGGTAGAAATGTTAAATTGAAAACTGAGTCTATTCTATTCTCATGTTCTCAGGATAACTATGCTACAAAACAATTCTATCCAAAAGGAGGAGATCCTTATTATAATGGATCTCTAATTACTAGAGTTATTAATAACACGCAGATTGAAACTCAGGTAGGCCCATCTACCACACCTAGTTTCTATAATTCTGGTGGTAAGATTCAAGGTGTCATACTTGCACCTAGACTTAGAAATAACTCTCCTAGTGGCGAAGACTTTGCATCTGGTGGTACGTTCGTTGATAAGATTATTGATAGTAAGTCATATGTTGTTAATGTTGGTATTTCAACAGTAGATCACAACTATGCTAGGGCTGGACTTTCGCAACAAGGTAAGAGAATTGCTTCTTCTATAGAACAGGGATTCTCTGGATTCGATGTTATTGAAAAGATTGATGCTGCTAAGTTTAGAATTCAATCAGGACTTACAACAGAAAGAGCTATATTCAAGAGAGGTGGTAGAATTGATAAACCAGTATTCGTTGATATTGCAGAACCAGATGGATACTTCAATAGATCATTAGAATATTACGGTGGTTCAACTGGTATTGGTACAAATGCTACTGTAGATTTCCGTATCAATGTGGACGGAAATATATCTGAATTTAATGTCACCGAAGAAGGAACTGCGTTCAAGGTAAGTGAAGAACTAACTGTTTCTGGTATTGCTACAGATCCAAGAGTAGGTGTTCTAACTGAATTTAAACTAACAGTCGAAGAACTTGAGAGTGATACATTCTCTGGATTCTATCCAGGCCAGTTTATATTATTTGATGATATATCACAATTCTTCAACGGAACTAGAACCAAGTTTACTCTGTCAGTAACAACTAGTGGTGTAACAGAAATCTTAAGTCTTAAGACTCTGCCTGGAAGTGACATGGATATTACTAATAATATCTTTATCTACGTTAATGATATTCTACAGACTCCACAGTCTGCTTACACATTTAAGGGTAGTAGAATCATCTTTAGTGAGGCACCAAAACCAAACTCTAAGTGTTCTGTATTCTACTTTAGAGGATCTAAGAGAGACGTTGAAACTGTTGAACCAGTTGCATCATTGAAGCCTGGTGATATTGTTAGAATCAAAGAAAATAGATTTGATCCACTAGACAGAGATCAGTTTGAAAGAACATCTAAGAGAATAGTTGCCTCTGATGTTCTAGAAACATTCACATATAACAGTCTAGGAATTAGCACAGATCAGAATAAAGAAAGGCCTCTATCATGGGAAAAACAAAGATCAGATAAAATACTATCTGGTGTTCTAATTCCTAAATCTAGACCAGCATTGAAGAGTAGGGTTTTACCCACAACTAGAATTATTAAGAACGTTGGCGATTTAGATGATAGTTTCTATGTAAACAGTGCGTTCCCAGTATTCAATGCTATTGATAAGTTAATACAGTCTGAAAGAAATGTTACTATCTTTGAAGATCAAAATGTAGAGCCTGGAATTGTAACTTCACAAGTTTCTACATCATCCAGCATATCATCTTTGACTGTAAGTTTTGGTGGAACTGGATATGCAAATCTAACTAACCCAACTGTTGCAATATCAAGTGCATTGATTGAACGTAAAGATCCAATTTCTGCTTGGCAGTTTGATGCAATCACTGGTATCACATCATCTATTGAATTTAGGGCGATTTCTAAGGAAGATCCATATATCGCTGTTGGTAAGAGTAGTTTCTACATGAATACTAAGAGTGGTACGTTCTGGGAGAGAGGTAGAATTGGATTTGGTGGAACTATAACCTTTAATGGTGTTGGAGTAGGAAATAGCGGAACGTCTGATGTTTATGCGATGGCAGCTGGAGATTTTGCCTCCTTGGCTAGAGCAGTTTCAATAGGCAACAGTATTTCAACATGGACTCCTATTGATCTAAAAGAACAAAGACAAATACCTGCTATAGGACAAGTTTTAACAGTTGACAGTACATATCAGGGTAACTTCCAAGATGTTATCTGGGAAGGAGTTGTAAATTCATGGGTGGCGGTTGGTGCTGCTGGATCTATATTCACCGCTGTTGGTCTTACAACTGCTGAGGCTTTCAGTCAATACTCAGGAACACTACAACAACTAAATGCTGTTACTTTTGGTCAATCAGAATTTATAGCTGTTGGTAATGGTGGTGTAATTCTTGCATCAAATGATGGAACTGGTTGGTCTACAAAAGTAAGTAATACAGCCTTTGATTTGAATGATGTCATTTATGATGGTAATAGATTTATTGTTGTTGGTGATAACGGAACAATCGGTATTTCAACCGATAAAAACTTCTGGCAACCTTGGAGTCAACAATTACCAGCTGGTACTCAACACCCTGCTGGGTTTGACTTTGCTAAAATTAAATACTTTGATAATCTATACGTTGGTATTTCTACAGTTGGTGATCTTTATTACTCATTTGACCTTGCAAACTGGAATAAGAGAGACATAGATCATTCTAATGAGATTCGTGACTTAGTGGACACTCCATACGGCGATTTCTCAAGTAGGAGAGTTATCACAGTTGGGTCAGGAACAACTACTTTCTATGCAGATCCAGTAATAAATAGAGCTACTGCAACTTCTTCTGTAACTGCTGGTGTTATTACATCCGTAACTATTACAGACGGTGGATTTGGTTATAAGGTTGGAAGTAACCCTCCAGTAATCGTAGAATCAGATAGCACCAAGAGTGAAGATATATTCTCAGTTGATGCAATCGGTGACTTTGGTGATATTGTAGGAGTAAATACATACTTACCAGGCAATAGTACAACATTACCTAGACTTGAGTTTACACTCAAATCTCAATTTAACGATAATACCAACTTAGGTTATGGATATTCATCATTAAATTCACTCGGAGTTGATTTTACTGGATTGTCTCAGGGAGATTACTTTACAATCTATGACAGTTCATTAGTTGTTGGTCATGCACTCACAGGTATTACTACTTCAAGCGGTTCTAATCAGGTCGTTGGTATGGTAACTGCTGGTGATTATCTTGGTGGTGTGTTCAGAGTTGAACAGGTCACAGCTGGTGATGCGGTATCTGGATTAGCGACTGTAACATGTGCTTTCTTACCAGGCCCTGTAACATTTGGAAATAACAAGATCCAAGTTGGTGTTGGTACGACTGCAACTACCGATACGTTCTGGGGTAAATATAGTTGGGGTAAATTCCTTGGATATCAGAATCGTGGTGCTGGTAATCCAACAAGTTTCCTCGTGAATCCCATGAACGGTAATGTAGGATTATCTACTGCTGCCGTAGTAGCCAGAACTAAACCACTAACTTAACCCCTAAATAAAACAAAAAGACTAGTTTTTTTAAAATGCCTGCCATAATATCCGAACAGTTTAGAATTTTAAATGCCGAAACTTTTGTACAGAGTTTTGTCGGAGTCGGATCTACTGTTAACAAATACTACGCCTTTATGGGATTACCAAATTCCATAGAGCCAAAGGCAGGCGGTACTGCCACATGGGCAACCGACACCCCATCACCCCTAGACGGATTTGAGGAAGAGTACTCCATCAAAGAGTCTATCATTGCGATGAAGAAGGTAACTGATAAAGATGTTCGCAGACTTGTTAGAAAAGTATCATGGGTTGCAGGCACCACCTATGAGATGTACCGACATGACTATAATATTTACAATCTCACACCAATTACTTCACAAGGTAGTTTGTACGATTCAAATTACTACATAGTAAATGAAGACTTGAAAGTTTACATCTGTCTGCAAAATGGATCAGACCCTGAGAACCCAAAGGGAAGGCCTTCATATGACCAACCCACATTTGTTGACCTTGAGCCAAGGGCAGCTGGCACTAGTGGCGATGGTTATGTTTGGAAATATCTTTATACGATTAAACCATCCGAAATCGTTAAATTTGACTCTATTGAATACATACCAGTGCCCGAAAACTGGGGCAACCAAGGCGAGACTGTTGCAACAAAGGCTAATGCTATAGATGGGAAAATCGAAGTTGTTGTTGTTAATGATAGAGGCTCTAACTATCAACCGATCTCTACATCTTTTGCCAATGTTCCAATTCTCGGAGATGGATCAGGAGGAAAGGCTACAATTACGATTGATTCTTTCGGAAAGGTTTCTGAAGTATTTGTTACTGACGGAGGAGAAGGATATACCCACGGATCCATACAGTTCTTCCCAGGCGCTCCTGGCAGTGAGTCTGGCGGTGTTCTTGCTAACCTTACCAATACTGGAATAGGAACTACGTCTGTTGCTGGTTTTAGTGTCATCATTCCACCTAAAGGAGGACATGGATATGACATCTACAGAGAGTTAGGTGCATACAGAGCATTACTATATTCCAGATTTGAAACACTAGAAACTAACCCTGATATTATTGAAGGTAATGATTTTGCTAGGGTTGGACTTATAAAAAATCCCACTGTATTTGGTAGTAGTACAGAATTACTAGATACCGCTATGGTCAGTGGTTTAAAGGCACTTAAACTTTCGGGTGTAACAACAGCGACAACCTATGCTGTTGACTCTGAAATTACTCAGACAGTTGGTTTAGGATCAACTGCAATTGGATATGTGGCATCTTGGGACAAAGTAACTGGAGTATTAAAGTACTATCAACCTATGGGTCTTGCATCTAGTGAAACTGGATATAAGATAATTCCATTTACATCAAATCCAGAGGCAGGGTACGGAGTTACTGTTAGTGGATCGTCTGTGGTGGGGTCACTTCTCTCTGTTGATACTAATTTTAACGGTGTCAGTACCTCAATAAATAATAAAGTCTATCAACTTGGTATGAGTTTCAGTGCTGGTATTTCATCCGCTGAGTTCAATACTAAATCTGGTGAAATAATCTATATTGATAATCGAACTGCAATTCCTAGATCATCGAGTCAAAAGGAAGACATCAAAATAGTACTGGAATTTTAAAGAACAATGCCACAGAATACCAACTTAAATTCATCTCCGTACTTTGATGATTTTGAAGAACTAAAAAATTATCAAAGGGTACTATTCAAGCCAGGTTTACCCATACAGTCTAGGGAACTTACAACACTTCAATCTATTCTACAGAGTCAGATTGAAAAATTTGGTAAGCACTTCTTTAAAGAAGGTTCTGTTGTAATTCCAGGCCAAGTCGCTTATGATTCTGAGTATACTTGTGTACAGATTGATGATGCACATTTAGGTATCCCTGTTTCTCTTTACTTAGAAAACTTAAAGGGTAAAAAAATTAGAGGAGAAACAAGTGGTGTTACAGCGAAGGTAGAAACATATATTTCAAACAGAGAATCAGTCAGAGGAGCATATACTTTATACATCAAATATCAAAGTTCTAGTGACACTGATTTCTCAAGAAAAACATTTGCAGACGGAGAGAACTTACTCTTAGAAGAAGATCTAAACTACTCTCTTTCTAGTATCAGATCTGGTGCTAGTTTTGCGACAACACTTATATCAAATTCGACTGCAACAGGTGCCGCAGCGAAGATAGCCACTGGTGTTTACTTTATCAGAGGTTTCTTTGTAACTGTTTCTGACTCTACAGTTATACTAGATCAGTACAGTGATACTCCATCATATAGGGTAGGTCTTTTAGTAAAAGAAGAATTAGTAACTGCTTCTTCTACAGATAATGATCTATATGACAATGCAAGAGGATTTTCAAACTTTGCAGCGCCTGGTGCTGATAGATTCAAACTATCTACAACTTTAATTAAGAAATCTCTCACCGATCTAAATGATGA